TTATTCGGTAATATACCGGTAATCAATATTTTGAATGGAAATTGTAGAACTTGGATTGCCCAGTTTTTCCCTTACTTCCTTGGTAATATTTACATACGAATTCCAAAAAGCCTCCTGGCTTCTTACTTCAACAGGATTTCTTACCGTTGTTATTATGTGTGCAGTATCTCCTAATGTACATCCTCTTATTTTTCCGCATACAAGCCTGTCAATGCTTATTAACGCCGTTATGAATATTCCCGATTTTCGGAATTCTTTATTTGCACTTTCTTCCCAAAGATAGGCAATAAATTCTTTTGTGTAAAATTTAGAATCAACACCAAAAAAGACAATTGTATACCGTTCTGTTTCTGTTATCACACTATTATATAACCTGATATCTATTTATAATTATTTTATGTTTATTACATTATCCCGTTACTCTTTTGTCAATTTACGTGTTTATGGGCAGTCATCAAATACATCCGTCATGGCTGCGGAATATGGGCCGTTAAGGGCACAAAAAAAGCCCTGTAAAACCAAGGCTTTCGAAGTGAAGCACGGGGGATTCGAACCCATTATAATAGGAAGAGACACATACTGTATTTAAGCCATTCCGCGCATTTACTGCGATTTACGCTGTATTATTATACTGTTTAATGTGGTATTATTAACTTTATTGTATAATATTATAGGCTGATGCAACACGATATGCAACACGCGGCAATCAACTTTCCAACTTATTTGTTGCGTATTTAAGGGCATCATTTCTCACCTTTTTCAATTGTTCAACAGGTATACAATCTTCTGTTATAAGGGTATCCGAATTGTCGGAAACAATAAATATAGCCTCTGCGCTGAATCCCTTCCTTAATATATGAAACACAATCATCTATCTGCAGGCCGCCGATGCTGCTGGGTTTATCAATTCCAAATTTATGGCGATGTTCATAAGGGTTTTCTTTCATGGGATTATTCTCCATTATTTCCTTTATAGTCTATGTAGAAAATTGCTTTTTGCTCGTTATTTAGGCAAAAAATGAATGGGAATATATACTGTCATTAATCTTATATTGTCTTTTTAATTTGCTTTTTATCCATTTTAACTTTACATAAAATTTCTTACATGCTATAGTTAAAATAAGAGTAATTAAAGTTAATAAAATGAGGTGTAAAATGAGTTTTACATATGAAAAAAGAGAACAGATTAAAAGATATATTTTAGAGAAAATATCAGAATCTAATATTGACGTAGTAAAAAAAACCTCAATGACTTTTAATATTTCATTAAATACTGTATATCGATATCTACGTCAACTAGAAAACGACCTAATTATCGAAAAAAAAGGAAATACATATGATTTTGTAACTATTTCAAGTACTATTCATCTACAAAGGTCAAAGAACCAATTATTAGAAGAGGATATTATCTATGACGAGTATTTAAAAGAATACATAGGTACAGGTGATTATCTACCTGAAAATGTTGTGAAAATTTGGGAATACTCTTTTATGGAAATGATGAATAATGCAATTGACCATTCAATGGCGGAACATGTTTATTTATCCATATATCAAAACTATATTAATACTACAGTAATGATTCAAGATAATGGAATAGGTATTTTTAGAAAAATTAAGGAGTATTATAAATATAATTCTTTAGATGATGCGGTAAATGAACTTTTCAAAGGGAAATTGACTACAGATTCTAAAAATCATTCTGGGGAAGGTATTTTTTTCACTTCAAGAGCATTAGACCGTTTTGCTGCTATATCAGATGGTAAAATATTTACTCATGATAAATATGTTGATGTTCTAAATGATTTAGAAAATATTAAATCTCTTCGTAATTGGAAAAACTACAAAGGAACTATTATATATATGGAACTTTCTAATTTTAGCAATAAAACTCTAAAGGAGGTGTTTGGAATGTTCTCTAATGAGGATGGTGGATTTACTAGAACTCGCATTCCTATTAAAAATATTTATGAGACATATCCTGTATCTAGGTCACAAGCGAAAAGACTATGTAATCGATTTGATAAATTTAAAGAAGTTGAATTAGACTTTAGTGGAATAGATGATATTGGTCAAGGATTTGCTCATGAAATATTTGTTGTGTTCCAAAATAGTCACAAAGATGTAAAGATAATACCCATAAATACATCTTCAGATGTAGAAAAAATGATAAACCATGTGAAATCATCCGAACTATAGACTTTTAATATTTAAAGGAGGGGAATACACCCCTCCTTCATTTTATATCCATATTATGCCCGGATAAGCTGCCCCGTCTGTAGCAAATTTAGCATATGCGTATTTTGTACCGCGGTCCCGGTATACCCTGCAATACCATTTACAGCTGCAATCTGTACCCGATGCTGGTACGATCCGTCCTCCCCGATGCTCTCTAGCGCCTTTGAGATGCTTATCCCATGCCAGATGTCCTGTAAGTAATATTCAGGCTCCTGGGCCGTCCAGAAGGGTATATAGCAGACATTGAGGTCAACAACACCGCCGATACCGTCCACCCGCCCCTTACTGGTATACTGCCAGCCAAATAGCGGCTGTGTTACTGCAGGCTTGTACTGGTCTGCAGGTGGATTATCTGCCAGGTTAAAATATCCGCTGTTGGGATACCGGGCAATCCACATCGGACAATCAAAAGCCGTGGTATCAAATACCCCCTCTTCATAAAATGACTTGCCGGTGTAAATGCCAAACTGATAACCGGCGCCGATAATTGTGTTTGCTGCAGACTGGATTATGCCCGTAAGCACTCCCCTACTTAAAGTACGCAGGGACGGATCCTCCACATCCCACCATATATGGCCTGTTTTAACTCCATGCGCAATCAATAGCGCTATAACCTGCTTTGCCTCTTCCACGGCTTGTGTCGGCAGCAAAGCATAAGTATATTTGTAAAATTCATGAGGAAGTCCTTGGGCCAGGCAGCCGGCCAGATTAGCCGCAAACTGTTGATCGACCTTACCCGACCGGCGAACAGTCCGCAATATGGCAAACTGGCATCCGGCAGCCTTAACCTGCGCCCAATTTATAACTCCCTGGTTGTCTGATACGTCTATTCCTTTCCACATAGTTTTCCCTTTCTTTTTATAGGAAGAAAGGGGGATTACTCCCCCTCCGTCTGCTCCGCCTTATGTGTCAGAATCTCTATTGCTTTTTTAATCACAGAGGGAAGAGGGATTCCCATCAGGCCGGCATTTTCTACTATGGATATCAGTTCATTGGCTATGAATCCAATAATGACAGCATTACGGATATAATTTACTCCGATTGCCAGATCTAACCGATGTGCGACCAGAACAAACAGCAGCGTCATGCCTTTCCGGCAAAGCCCCTTCCATCCAGCGCGGCTCTCTAAAGCCCCGTTCGCACTTTTCGGACTTTCTTTAAACACTCCCGCCACAATAAGCCCTGCTATGTAATCAATAGACATAAAAATAACCAGTGTAATCAAAGCGCTGTCCCATCCTCCAAGTAAATACGCCATTCCGCTGCCAACAACTCCTATAACTGTACAGATTATTTCCTTGATTCCCTTCATAGTTTTCCTCTCTTTCCCCGCATATACGGATTAAACTTCTTTCCACAGGCTTTCGGATCCAGTTGCCCCCGGCTCCCATACATTGCTGTCAACCAGGGATTCCCACGTCTTGCCGCCATGCGTCACCCTGTCACCCACGCTGTACCCGTTAGTGCTGCCCGGCTGCTCCCACGCAGGTGTTACGGACGCATCAGGAATCAATACTTTAGCAAACAAGGATAGGGTCACATCCGGCGCCCATCCGGACTGTTTATTGTGCCCCTGCAGGACTTTATACAGCGTATCTTTATGCCGTACGCGGCTGCCAGCCGCCAGTGCTTCCCCCTCCGGAAGGCCTGTCCAATCCGGATACAGGGCAGCAACTTCCAACGCCTGCACATCCGTGTTCCCGGCACAGTTTATCTCTGCCTGCTTCCGCATGGCTTCCAATTTCTGCAATGCTTCTTTTTTCATTATTATTCTCCTCCTAAGATAGTTTTTTCCAATGCGCCCATATCTGTTTTGAGAACAGAGATTTCGTTTTCATGTGTTGCCAGCTGCGCGGTAATAGCGTCAATGCCCTCCTGTGTCTTCTGCATAGTAACCATCACGGTGTCCACCCGCGTTTCCTGGAAGCCGCTTGCCGTGGCTGGATCCACAATTGCATAGTTAATATCCCTGAGTACATCAGGCATATACTGGATACCTGTCATTTTTGCATAACCGGCATATCCGCGCAGCAGGTCAGTGCCAACATAATACCTCATCACAGAGGTGGCTGCAGAGTTATCGCGGAACTTAGCAATAACCGCATTTACATCGGCGGTATCTACTTCAATTTGCAGTGTATCCCCAGCCTGGGTAACGCCGGACACCTCCATTTCTGTGTCGTTTGCAAATCTTATTTTGTTCATAGATTTTTCCTTTCTCTACGGTTTTCCGTAGGTAAAATTAATTATTATTTATTCTTGTTAAATAGCGATTTAGGGGGCTTTACACCCGTCATTGATGATACCGGGAGGATCACTGGATACAAAACAAGGGCAGGTGCAGATACAGTGTTCCCTTTTAGCGGAGAACCCAGCATGTTGGTAACAACGTTTGGAGCTGGAGACAGATCCATTCTCAGTTCCTTTTACGATCCGAATGGAATATATTCACGTATCGCGTTCGATAAAAATGCTCAAATATCTATGGGGAATTTAAAAATCCTTTGTGTTTGTTGTCTTGGGGAAAATGGAAATATCCTATCTTATGATTACTTATATGGTAACCCCGGCGGTACAATTCCGGCAAAGCCCACCAAAGATATTTTAAATTCCTTACCTAATAATGGTATACATACAATTAGCAGAGTTAACGGAACTACTAGCATCGGACTTTTTATAAATGCTGGTTATGACCAAGGAGCAGTAAAAATTATTTTTTTGCAATAAAGCGGTCTTTATCAAGGAAAATAATACAAAGTGATTTTGTCGATCCCCCGATAAGATGCCGCATTGTCTTGAATAAAGGTGATGGATAGAACACCTGTATTTGAATTATAAGCATATGAAAAAGTACCTGTAATAGTATAGTCAACACCTGCCGCTGATCCTAAATGCATTGCCACGGGGAACATGTTATCAAATAATATTAATTTCCCATACTCGGGAATACTTTTTAGGTCAAAGTTATTTGTATACCCGTTTCGGCTTCCAGCTGACACCACTATTGAAGTGGGTTTCGATTTAAAAGGGAGCCATGTATCAGCACCTTTTTTTCGGTAAACGCCTTTCCCGTCCTGAAAAGAAAATTCAATCTGGCCGGATGCTAAATCGCTATTTATCCCTTCTATATCTTGCTGCACTGCCGAAAAAGCGTCTGCCGCCCGCTGCTCCAAATCATTCATGCTGGCAGCATTGAAGGGGGAGCCTTCTTCCGACACAACTCCTTCTGCCCTCTCCATGTCTACGATCTGTGCCGCCAGTGTAGACACATTCGTAATCTTCCGTCGACCAGCGTATTCCACAAGTCTGTCCTTCCATGTTTTTTTTACAAATGCCATTACAATAGCCCTCCTTCTCCGGCATATATTTCACCGGCGTATGCAACATTTTTCTTGTTTCCAACATATATGTCAAAACAATCCTTCTGGATTTGTTCGATATCGTTTATTTTTTGGTACTGGTTTAAGGGAGAGGACGGGACAGCCGGCGTAGTGCTACGGTGCGCGTAGTCTCTGAGTTTTTGCACCTGAAGCCGAATTCTCTTAAAATCGCTTGTTCGCGGCAGATTCCCAACCGTCCAGTCATGCTTTGCGTCTATGACAAGGGCGGCCAGGTTACCGATCATAAAGCTATTCTTTTCGATACGGTTTAAATCTTTAGCGTTCAGTATGCCTTTTTCTGTCCGGTTTTCCACATCCTCCGGCGTCCGGTCTGTTACGAACCAGGGAAGTTCATAATACATTTGGGCCGTGTACTCCGACCGGTTCCCGGCAGCATCATACATTTCCACCCAGACGTTATATGTGCAGTCCTCAACAGCATCCGCGTACCCACACCAAATACCATTAATCTCCTGCCAGACTGTGTCTATCCCGTTTATGGTACCTGCGACATACACAATGTCGGACGGCACCGCAACCTTTATGTATGCCACATTTACCACCTGCCTTTTTACGTGATGTCAAGGGTTATCTGGATGCTGGCGCTTGCATCTGCTGGGTTAGGACTTATAGTAGCGCTATTGAGCTGCGGCACAGAGGTATCCACCTTAAACGTCCGGGTTATCGTGGTTGTCTTCCCGGCAGAGTCCCGCGCCGTTACCACGATGGTATTGTCTCCCTCTGCCGCCGTGAATGCCTTGGAAAACGCCCCGTTGTCAGACACTGTAATGCTTCCCATACTCACACCATTAAGCGTTGCTGTTATGGACACAGGGCTGCTTGTCAAATCATTTGTGGTGCCGGACAGCGTAAGGCTCTTAGTATTGGTGATCAGGTTATTGGCAGGAGCAGATATACTAAGTGTCGGTGGTACCGTATCAATTTTAAACTTGGTAGATATCGCCGTTGCGGAATTGCCATCGTTATCCTTTATGGTAATGGTAATGGTATGCTCCCCATCGGTAAGGGCTGTCTGCGGGGTATATACAAACTGGTAACCATTAGCAATCGCTGTTTTTACCATACCGGCACTGGACTGGTTATACGTATTGCTGTCAATTTTGAGTGCCAATGTAGACAGTGCCAAGCCACTGCCCCCTGTCTCATCAGTTACCTTAAAGGTAATCTGCTGCTTATTATTAATTACCAGTGCTCCATTTGTAGGAGCCACCAGGGTAATCACGGGCTTCACAGTCTCCTTGACGGTAAGCCGCAGAGAAGATCCAATTGTTGCGGATGAGGGATTATATGTTGCCACTGTTCCCGCATCATTTGTGACTTCCACAATTACAGGATAATACCCTCCTTCCAGGTTATAGCTTGTGGTTGCAGGGGCTGACGGGCTACATACCCATTTTCCTGCACTATTTTGGGTACAGTTCGTCCACACGCTGTTTATCTGTATTCTGACTTTCGTTATTGCCATTTACATTATCCCTATCCTCTCCCCGGCCTTAAGCTCATTGCCGGCATAATATGTCACCTTTTCAAATACAATCGGTTTATCCTCTATTTCCAGGACAATCTGCAGCTGCTGTTTCTGGTTAGCCGGGTTGGGGCTTATTGTACAACCTTTTATATATCCTTTATTCATACGCCCACGTCCTCCCCTGTATAAAGTTCCGTGCCGGTATAATAATACTCCGACACATACCTGTAATACCCCCGGAGCTGTGCTGTTGAAATGTATCCACCGGTAAGATCCGTTTTTATGCTTTCCATCCCCGCCGCATAGCCTCCACGCCCCATAAGGGTATTTTCCACAGAAGACCACTGCCCTGGCCGCTCATTTCCAGCCAAGTATTTAATGTTAAGGATAAGGGACAGCTGATAGTAATCAAGGATCGCCTGAGATATTATTTTCGCTTGTCCGTAGTTGAACAACGTACCAGTGAAGCTTTTGGCCTTCGGGTTTTCACCCGCCTTAAGCAGCGGAACGGAAGAGGACACTGTAATGTCCTGCTTGCCATACTGCCGGCCATAAATGACAACAGCAGATTCAGTCGGCAGCCGGAAAACAATATAATTGGTTTTGGCTTCCACAATCTCCCCCGCGCTTATCCGCAGGTCCGACACAGGGCTGTTAAACTTCACTTCATTCACGCCCGCGGGGTAGGTAGTTTCCTTCACCAGTTCCTTCTCTTCCGCGCCCTCCGTGTATTCAGCAAATTTAATACTTACCTCACTTACATAAGTATCCTGCTTTGTTGCCGTGGAAAATTTTCGGCTCCTGGGAATATCAGACTGAATTAACCTCGTGGGTTTGTATATCCACACATTATCCCGCCGCGCTGTCTCTGCAACGGCTCCGCAGGCAAAAAGCACTTCCCGGAGGGCCTTACGCCGAGTTTGGATTTTAAGCCAGCCGTACAGCGGCGTTGCCACCACATCCTCCGCTACCTCATAAGGGATGTCAGTTCCGGCGAAGATATCAGCCAGGACATTCCCGGCCAGTTCCCCGTTGTACACCCTGCCGTCTTTAAAATCGGTATCGTCCAACAGGCCTATGTAATCCGTGGCCTCCATCTTTGCAAGGCTCCTGTCACTGCTGGGCGTGGTCAGGAAGTACCGCCCCAGGTACATCCGCTCCCCGTCCACAATTTCATACGGTTCAATGTGCTGCTTCTTTTGTAAGGCCTTGTGCAGCCCTTCTGAATTTGCCAGGTTAAACTCATTTTCTCGGTCGACAAACTGGAAGGTAAGCTTGTTTATCTTGAGGGCGTTGGAAATAGGATCCGTTTCCTCCATCAGGGAAGCCGTTTTGATATCGTCCTCATCCCAAGTGACAACTACACCATAATCTATACCCCATAGCTTCACATACCGGTATGGCTGCGCTTTCTGAAACTCTACTTCAAGCCGCCCGTAATTCTCCACCAGGTTCCGGGCGTAATAATCCCTGCTATCCGGCTGGAAGCTTTTCAGCGCTATCATGTTGCCGCCCAGGTCATACCAGCGGACTTGAAATTGTACCGGGATATCCCCAGCAAAGTGGAACGTAAGACCTGTACTGGTGTGGTTTTCAGAAAATAGTATTATCAGTAACGGGTTATTCTGAAAATTCCCCTCGCTATCTGATAATTCGGATGACCAGAAGGGGATTCCTTCTGGTGCATCCGGCAATTCCGGCATGGAGCCGTCCAGGACAAAATAATCCTGTTCCAGTGTCCCGTAATCAGGGAAGGCTGTATTATCCTTAAGCAAAGTTTCCACTGCAAAATCCTGGTTATCCATTGTGGATGGAATACTATCCTGTAATGCAGTTGTGTCCTTAAGGTCATAAAAAACTTCAAAACTGGTTCTCATTCCCCTGGCCTCCGTGCTGGTTTATCAGCAACCATATTACATGTAAAACCCTTAAAAATCGTATCATCAGATAGTATTTTTTCATATTCATCCGAAACAGAACCCAGATATCCTGTGAAAGTATAATATCCACCTTTTACCGGAATTGAAAAGGTATGCTGTTCATTTGGTTCCGACATCTTCTCAACAAATTCTTCGTAATCCGTTCCATCAAATGAAGAGCTTTTACCTACAGTAATTGTAAAATTGCAATACACCCCTATAAGTTCGCCGTGAAATACACCGTCCTCCGTGCGTCCCGCGCCATCTTTATAAAGGAAATCAAACTTTCTTTTTATAGAAACCAATGGAAGGTTAAAAGTAATGCCATCTACTATTATTCCTCGTGTAAAATCCGTCATTCTGTCATACCCCCAATACTTCTACGTCGTATCCCTGTCGGTTCATTTCTGACATGAAGTCTTGCAGAGTTAACCGCGCAAATTCCTGTCCATTTACATTCATTATTAATGTTGTCTGACCACCGTTCCCTTCATAGTTCCTGCGGTTCATAACATTTTCCACAGCCTGCTCTATGGTAGACAGTGGAGCCTCAATGTTGGTCTGTCCCATCCTCTGATCACCCAATACCGCCAGGAACGGGTTCCCGCCCCGTAGGACAGCCCCTGAAGCCAGACGCGGTATATCTGCCATAGCAGCGCTGATACTGGCAGGACTGGCCGTCATAACGCTCCTTGTTGTTGTCGATTTAGAGGTCTTACCGGCTGTGGTACCTACCTGATCGTATCCGCTGTTGAAGAAATCTTTCACGGCCTGAATAGCGTCTTTCACCCACTGGATGAAATCTTTGAGCTTATCGATAACCGGGCTTAAGGCATTTATGATACTGTTTTTTATGTTTGCAAATGCCGTACTGACATCGTTCTTAAGTTCCGTAAATTTGTCAGTAAGTTCTTTAACTTTGTCCTTAATATTTTTTACTTTTAAATCAATACATTCCTTAACGGCATTCCATACTTCTTCGAATTTTTCCTTTATGGCATCCAATTTTTCTGTAACAGATTCTTTGATGCTCTCCCAGGTTTCCGCCAGGCTGTCTTTCAATCCGTTCCAGATTTCCAGGGCACCTTCTTTAATAAGCGTCCATTTTTCAGCGAAAAGCAGAATTAAATTATCGAATGTGGTAGCGAACCACTCCTGCAGAGATACCCACATTTCCTGGATTCCCAGGAGCAGGCCTTCTATTAGGAAACCGCCTATTTCTGCAAATACTGTGGATGGAGAATGAATTCCCAAATAAGCTTTAACGGCCAATAATAGTTCTCGTAAAATACCAATAACGCCCGAAATAAGAACATTGTTTGAAGATGCTTGCATTCCAGCTAAAAGCCCATCAAGCATATTCGCACCGATAATTTTAGTATCTGCTTCCCAATCTTCGCCGAATATAGACTCAAAAACGGATTTCAGTGCTAACTTTAAGACTTCACCTACTTTTTCACAAATACTATTCCAATCAAGCCCTTCCAAAAATGAACCAATTTTTTCACCAACATCAGTCCAGTCCATTTCATCAAGGAATCCGATAATCATGTCTAATAGGCCTGATAGCATGTCATGAATTGCTTGTCCGGCCATGTTCCAATCTATCTCTTCAATGGCATTAGTAAACCATTTTGCAATTTGTATCCCAAGCGTATGCCATTCAATATTGCTTATCAGCGTATAGATATACTGGATGAAGCTTTGTATAAGCATACCTACTACTTTACCGTTCTTTTCCCAAACATTCCCCAGCTCATTCCCACTATTATCAAATTCCATGCCATGAATGATCCGGTTGAGCATATTAGCAAGATGCCCGGCAAGTTCTTCAAAATCTATTGCCATTACAAAAGCTATAAGCGCATCCGATATCTTGCCGATTCCCTTAATAATAGCTTCTGCCGCTTTTTCATAAGGCAGATTATTTAATATGGTGTACAGCGTTTCTCCCAATACCTGTCCTATTTTTTCCAAGTCAATATAGGATATAAATCCATACAGTAAATCCACAAGCCCGTTAATTCCCACAATAATGGTCTGCGCCAAAAGTTCCCAGTCTATATTTCCGACGGCAGTGTTTAGGCCATCTGCAATGTTGTTTCCTATCTGTTCAAAATCAAATTCTGACAGAAAATTCACCAGGAATATAAGCGCTGTGTTAATCCCTTGCGCCAAAGCATATCCCAGCTCAATCCACAGATTCGGATCGCTTAGAATACCATTCAAAAGGCTTCCAAACTGCTTACCAAGCCTTTTTGTCGCCGCCTGAATTTTATCCCACGGAATACTTGCCAACATTTCTGTGAGTTTAGCCGCAATTATTTTTCCCAACTCTGACCAGTCATCCAAGGCAAGGAATTTCTTTATTTTATCAGCCAGCCCCTTTGTCGCATCGGATACAGGCACTTCTTCCCAGAGATTTCCTGCACCCGCGCCTCCACCGCCTCCACTGGAATCCTGCTTTTGCAGCACATCCAAATCGTCAAATTTAGCCAGGGCGCCAGCGGCCTTTTTTGCAGATCCCCCCACTTTATCCAGGGACGCGGCATAGTCCTGGTTCTGCTGTATTGCCTTACTCCACGTGCTGGCACCGGTCAAGGCTGCTATCAGCTGCGCCACGGCATTAACTGCCATAGACACGTAGTTAATAAGCTGTACAAGGTACGGTATGGCAATGCTTAATATCGGAGCAAAGGCCCCGGCAATGGCATTTTTAAGGGTATTTAAGGAATTCACAAGGGACGATATATTTCTGTTAAAACTCGCAGAGTACTGAGTAAATTTCTTTGTGCTATCCTGGACTCCGGATACCATGCTCTGAAAAGCTTTACTGATAACATTGAACACAAATACGCTTTTTACAAGCCCCAGCAGCCTGTCGCCGAAATTACCGGCAGAACTTCCGCTGCTGCGGAACCCAGATGTAAGCTTGCTGAATAGTTTCCCTGCCTGTGTCGCGATGAATTTAAAGGTACTCGCCATCTTTTTAAGAAGGCTTCCTATAATCTGACCAACAGTAACAGCAATTACCTTGACGACAGAGGCTATCTTCTTTACCACCGCAAACACTGCCCCGACAACAGCAAGTACCTTCGTTGCTTTCCCCGCAAGAGCCGCAAACTGAGCCACAGTACCGCCCATATCAGCCGAACTGGAAACCTGTCTGTTTATACTCTTAAGTTCTGCCTGCCGCGCATCATATTCTCGGTATCCCGCCGTCACCCCGGCTTTTTCCAGTTCTGCGATTTCTGTTTGCAGTTGCTTCCGACGTTCCAGAAGAGAAACTATCCTCTGGTCGGCAACCGTTGCCTGAGCTTTGATGTCTGCAAGGCGCTGTTCTTCCGCTTCCTGCGCCTGGAGCTTCGCCTCTTTCTGTGCATCTTTCAAGAGAGCTTCATTTTCCTTTTGCAGGTTCTTTTCCGCCTGGGCTTCTATCCTGCGCTGGATAGCTTCCTGTTTTTCAAGTTCCCTGGCGGCTTTCTCTGCCTCTTCCGCCTGCCCTTTTTCGGTATGCTTATTAAGTTCTGCCTGATACTTTTTTACCTCTTCTGTGGCCTGTTTCCATGCCAGATAAATCCTGTCGTAGTCGGTATCTCCGAAGTATTTACCTTCTTTTTCAAGTTGCTTAAGGGTGTTTGCGTATTCCTCAATGTCAACCCGCATCAGATTGATATGCTCAGAAAAATCGGAAGCTGTTTCTTGCTGTTTACCCTTTACTGTTTCAAGCTCCGCCGTCCACCTGGCAAGGTCCTTAGCGGCGTATTGATACAGCTGGGAGTTTTTAGGGATTCCCAACGTTTCCAGGTCTTTTAATTTAGATTTGGCCGTATCCACACCCTTTTCGATTTCCTGCAGGGAGTGCTGTATTTTCTCCGCACCAGCAATAAAATTTTTATTCTCAATATCTGTGTGAACCCTTATCTCAGCGTCATAGCTCGCCATATCCTCACCACCTAACCAAAAGAGCCAACTGCATAATTGCAATCGGCTCTAGGCTCTGTGTTGGCTACTATTTATTCAATCCGGCAAACCGCAGGAATTCTTCCCGTGCCGGGCTTATTTTATCTTCTTCCGGGTCTTCCCGGTTTATCTTATAAATTTCCTTGGCGGCTTTAAGCGCCGCTTTCTGTTCTGCGGACATTGTGGAATCAATCTTTATAGTACGGATATTCATTACCTTCGTAAATCTGCATTCCTCAAGATTAGTAAGTAATCCCATAAACTCCCAGAAATGCAGTTTCACAATACTTAAATCAATATGGTATTGCATACGGAAGGCGGCATATATTCGCCATTGGTCTACATCATAATCCATGACAATAACATCGTCTTGTTTATCCCCGGATTTACCGTCTCTATTCCAGGCAGAAAGAAACCATGTTATCCCCTGGACGCATTTCTCAATGCTGTCTGGCATATCGTCAAACAAAAGTTCTGCAGCATAAGCAAGGCGTTCTATTTGACTGTACTCTGTGTCTTCCAGCATCTGGACAAGTTGGATACCCACTCTAAAATCCGAACAGATACGATATCCATTCCATTCTTCCGGCAGGTCATCCAGAATGACATTATAATTCTGTTCCTCCATCTGTCAGCTCCCTTGCTGCATTCCTGGCTTTATAATCCACAATTAGTTCGTCCTTGGAACGCTGCCTCTGTTTTCCCTTACGGTCCCGGCTGTATTTGGTTTTCAGTTTTTCTCCGCGCTCTGCCGCCATACGCTGCATAATGGAAGTCATCTGCTCAAAAAAGTCCATAATCGGCAGCTCGTCAGGAATGATATTTCCAAATACCTTCCTGCAGCACCCTTCGCCAAAGACTTCATCAATCTTCTTGCAGCATTCCGTAAATAATTCCGTACGCTTGTGTATCACTTCAACGACAGCCTTTGTGTTATCATCGTCATTGGCGTGGCGTACTTCAAAATCAGCGCCAAACTGGTTCAGTTCTGCCTGTTTAATTTCAAACCAGTCCAGAAGCCCTGTGAACCTCTCAAAAAGGGTTACGTCTGTCAGTGACAGTTCTATGTATTCCCCTGCATCGTTTACTTTTATTTTTTTGACACCACTGTCAGCCTTAATATCACCAAAAAATTCCTGTCCCATAAATTCACTTACCTATCCTTTCCGAACTGGGGCATGACGGAAAGGTACACACCCCAGTATATTAAGTTTCCTTAATACCACATTAACTTTCTGTGAAGGTCTTTGTTGCCACATCAAAGGTTCCCTTCACGGCAGAACCCTTGCCGCTGATTTTAATGCTGTTTACCACATTGCTGCCGGCATCACCACCGGTACTGTTTACAGATACTGCACATTTCCGCTTGTATGCTGTGTATTTTCCATCCTCTGTTTTATCTTTAAGCCTCAGTCTGAGATAATAGGATTCCGCAGCATTACCGGTCGGCAGCTCATCCACCAATTTGTCGATGCATGTCTGCATATCATCGTCGATGCAATCCTGCTTTTCCACTTCCATGCTGGGAGTGTAGGACTTCACAGTACTGTCACCGTTGGACTGGTTAATCCACTGGTTTGTTTCTTCTTCCGGATTCATCTCTTCCGACATGGAGGAAACGCCATCGCCGATGAGCGCCCATGTGGGAGTATCCGCACCCATAGAAGTATCAAAATAATGGATAAGTTCCTCTCTTTTCATACTCAATTCTCCTTCATATACTTTATTGCTACGGTCATCTGGTACAAACTGTCATTTTCTTCTGACTTGCCCAGGTAAAAAGGCGTTGTGACGCTTATTTCCTGGACTTTCGCATCCTCAACCGCCGGATAGTTCCCGGCAGCATTCTGGACGCCTATCCAGTCTGCCAGTGCTTCCCCGAACCCGGAATTGCCAATCCGTGTGCTGTCGGTCTTGCTGGACAGCCGCGCCATTAACGTAAAATGGTCTGTGATAATCTTCCTCCCGGAAAGAAAACTCTGCACATTCTGCACCGGCTCCTTTATCAGTGCGTAAGACTTCACATCTGCCGTCAGCATATCGGTATTCACTGTTTTCAACCGGCTTGCATCAAAGCCTTTCAGCCACCGGATGACACTTTCTGATACTGTCATTCTTTCACAACCTTTCTGGCCCCGTCCTCTATCTGCTTAAGGCCACCGTTCTGCAGCATCCTGTCTACCCAATACTTACCGCGCATTGGTGCTCCCTGGAAGTTAGCCTGCTGATAATACCAGCGCCGGGCATAAGGGGCATTCCATACAACTTCTGTCCCATTTTCGATGTGGCCACTATCCTGCAGCCTATGTGGGTTCTCATACTTTTCGGCTAAGTCATTCGGGACATACGGCCCTGCAAGATTCAAGACTGATTCCGTAACAAAATTCTGCACCCGGCCCCGTTCTTCTATCCCTAAAGTGTCGATACACTCCCGCAGATTGAAAGAACACTTGAAATCCATTCCCACTACTTTCCCACCACCTTGATATGCTTAAGCCGCGGCCGGTTCCGGTTGTCAGTCACCGCTGTGACCGTAACCACATATTGATATTGCTCCCGAAGCTGGTTTATATCCTCTTCACAGACAATCTCTGCATCGGATTCACCCAACACCAGAATGTCCAGCCCATGTTTGTCATCCAGCGTCCAGCTACCAGCCCTGCCATCAGGGGACAGTGCTGCGTATTTCACTGGTTCTACATAGGTTAGGCGACCATAAGACCGGGAAAAGTCCACTGTAATGCTTTCCACGCGCTCTTCTGTCTGCACTCCCTTTGACACAGTAAGTTCTTTCTTACTGTGCCGCCATTGTACCCCTTTAATAACTGTTCTTCTCCAGGATTCCGCTTCTGTCTCTGGGTCACGGAAGTAATTATAAATGGTCATTGTATCTGTGAAGAGAATACTCATAATGCACCTGCCAGTCCGGTCCCGCTCAAGCCCTGCTGGATGAGGGCTATCACCTCCGCATCCTTCTCAGCTTGAGTAGTTACCTTGTAGGTTTCGGAATATCCGTCATTGCTTACAGAGGCAATTCCGGAACCCATACCGGTCGCATCCTGCACACTTACTATATTTATAAGTTCGCAGACAGTATTCCGTATTTGGGTATAAGTTTGCTCCTGGAAGGGTGTTGCCGTACCATGAACATAGGCCGCCATGAAATTACGCGCACGCATATGGGTATACACATCCAGCTTTGCACAGGCCTTGGCATTAAGCTTGTCAAAATCCTCTTCAGAGACTGTGTCATAAAGGGAGTTGTAATACTCCCAGTCTATGTAAAGCATTTAACTCCCTCCTTTTTATCAGCCGCCAGAGGCTTCCGTTTTGGGCTTAATCTTAATGCCTTTAAGTACACCAGCCATTTTACTGTTTTTGAGCACAGCACCTGCCAGTAACTCAATTTCCCCCTTTTTCACTGCGCCGGGAGCCTGCAGGTCAGGCAAATAAGTATGGATCATCTTACTGCCATCTACGGAAATGCCGTGGAAGGCATTCAAACCCAGCTTTACCGCATAGATAGAAGTTTCGCCATAAGTGGATGCAGAAGGGGTACTTGTTTCAATTACATCCACTGTATTCGTACCATTGTAGTACTGTCCTACATCCATCATGGGAATACCGTTGTATTTTTCTACAGTACGGCCAAACCCGTCCACGTTGCGCTCATAGAATCCGGCTCGTCTGGCTGCCGATCTGGTCTTTGTCAGCATATCATTGTTCATAAGCAGGATATCAGGCTTTTCGGCCAGTTTGGAAATAAAACCGTCCAGTTCATCCAGGAACACGTTGTAATTACTGTCCAGAAGGGCACTGGTGGAAATATCACTTTCAGAAGTATATTCCGTATCAGATCCTGCAAGGATTTTTTTCAGTCCGTCAAATGTACTTGTCACATAACCGGAACCAGAAGCTGCAGAAGAGCCATTGATAACCAGATGATGGAAATAATTAGCCCCCGCCTTTGTTTTTTCTTTTACCTGGAACTCAATTTCATTTACAGCCCCGCTGGTATTGGCAATAACACGGTCAACCTCAAATGCACCACCCAGGATAATAACCTTTGCGGTTGCTTCTTCCCTTTTGGCTTCATTCGGTGTATATTCCGTGTTTATGGTACGGGTTGCCACTGTGGAAGGCGATTTTAATCTCATATATCCATAGGTAAGGGTAGAACCACCGGTACCAGGGGATACGGAATCGTCAAATGTTAACATATCAAGCAGCAGGGAGTCCCGTCTGAACTCGTCAATCACCTGCTGGTCTACTTTGTCGGCCATGCCGACTTTTGCTTCTGCTAATGTTACAGGCATAATTTACCTCCTTAATTTTTATAATGGGCCGCTAATGCATCGCCCAATGTTTCTTTTGCTGTTTCTGTAGTTTTTGTCACTGCCCCGATTATGCTCTGGGTTCCCGTAGGTTTCGTTTCCGGCTCTCCGAACAGCATTTTACTGTCTTCCGCTTCTGCCAGGGCTTTCAGTGCCTTTTCGACATCCTCTTTTTGGTTTTTGGAAGACCTCAGGGAATCCATATCCAGTAATGCCATGATTGCTTTCGAATTCTTACCCTTTATACTGGAAATACTCTTTTCAAGTAGACTATTAAAATCCCGCGCCGCCAGTTCAGCAGCATGGTCTTCTTCCTTCTTTTTAAGGGCGTCCTGCAGGTCTTTAATCTGCTTATTCTGTTTTTCCAGATCCACACCGTCAAACTTTTTTACTGCTTCTTCTGCCGTTGTCAGTTTTTCCTGTGCTACCTTCAAATCGTCCTGCGCTTTCTGTAAATCATCCTTTACTGGCTTCATATCCTTATTATTCAGGTCACACACACTGTCAATCTGTTCCTTTGTAAGTCCCAACTTCTCTAAATCTTCTCTTTTCATTCCCCATTCTCCTTTAACGATTTTTTTAACGAGGTCAATCAGCCTCCGGAACAGACAATAAAAAGAGAGCCGTACAATCAATTCCTAAGAATTAACTATTCGGCTCTCGGCTCTATTGTCTATATTAATTATGGATTCCTGTTTACATCTTTTGCAGTACCCGGGAAAGTTTTTCACTTTTGTGTCTGCCCGGATTTTCAGCATTTTGGGAAATCCACATTTGGGACATCTGTACCAAAATTCCTGCATCGGCGCCCCGCCTTTCATAACTATAATTCATATTATCAATCATTATTATAACATACAGGCATAATATTTACAAGCTTATTTCCTCTGTGAAATCATAATGGTATTATATGTCATTCCCAGGAGTTCATAGTCCCTGCCTATTTTATTCCGTTCAGCAGGATCCATAGCCTGGACATCCTTATATAGCTGAATCCACTCTTCTTCTGTTTTCTTCTGGTAAATCCGCTCTATGGCTTCCTCATGTGTCATATACTCCATCCTCCCATTAATCCGCTAATAAGCTGATATACGTTTTCCTTCTGCTCTGCCGTTGCTGCGCTGGAATTTACCTTTTGGATAAGCCACTGTATCCGCTTATCCATATCGGTATTAAACAATTCCCGAGCATAATCATAATCATTCTCATACAGGTGCAGCCTCCGGTTTATCCTACGCAGATTAATAACCGATTCCCTGTAGGATTCTACATATTCAATGCCTTTTCCCTTACAGATTTCTTCTGTCAATAGCTCAACACTGGATTCTTCGATAATCTGGTGTTCTTCATAGACTTCTGGCTTAAAATGGCTACAGGAACGGGAATGTAGGAGTTCATGGCAAATTGTATCATAACCTGATTTCTTCCCAAGGAATATATCACAATTCCATTCCTTCTGGCCGGCCCCATCCGGTAGGAAGTCTTTCACCAGAATGCGACCACTCCATTTACTTTCATTGTAGCATATCTCTTCCAGTTCCGCATTGATTTCCTCAGCGGTTTTCCGGTATTGACTTGATTGTATGGAGTTTTTAATATCTGAGATTATATTCCGTTCGGGAACAACTGCGGCATACCGTTTCCAAGAATCCGTTTTCATAAGGTCGGCTGTCCCGCATTCATAGCGCATCTTGGTTGTTGCCTCCGTGACATTGCACGCCCGGCAGAATTCCCTGTATTCACGCGTCCTGGACTTGATTTTAGCCCTTATTTCCGTGCTATCGATACCTAAAGTGTCCAGGGCTTCTTTCTCTCTCTTTAAGGCTCTGACAGTGCGTTCCATAGCCCTCATGCGCTGTGTCATAGCGTAATAGTCATAAGTTTTTCCGTTGATGGTAACAGGCCTCGGCTCCGGCTGCTCGGCGGGAAGGGATGACATACCTTCAAACCAGGTATGCCGGTTATGCCGACAGTTATACCCGTCAAGCCCCAACGGGTCATTCGAGTGCGCGCCGTCCACGCTGTACCCCGTGGCATACCATAAGTCCATGATACGGTCCTGGCCTATCCTGCGGGCTTCCTCACTGTAATCAGTACCAGGCTTGATAAAATATACCTTGCCCTGCCACTCTTCATGATTTGCGTGACCAATACCGGTATTGCGAGCACCCCAGTGCTTGGACACATACACAAGATTTTCACCAGTCTGTGCCATGTTGGCATCTGTTATCTTCCCCGCCAGCTGGTGGCAGCCAGTCCGCAGGGCAAGCCGTGCACCCACATCCAACTGCATGGTACGGCCGGAAGAATAATCTATTGACCGCAGGCCGCTGTGTGCCAGGTCATTCACTACATCATTTAAAACCTTTTCCTGTGAAAATGTACCTGCGCATATCTTCATCACAGCCTTGTCCAGTTCATTCTGATAGGCGTTCTCAATGCTTTCCAAGCCGCTCATAGCCCGGAACCCTGTAGTCTTTGTCAGATTTTTAAGTTCTCCGGCAGTCTGCGCAGAAAAAGCTTCTGTGAGCTGCGGAAGAAAGGAATTGTCCGTCAGCTCTTTCCCTGCCTGCTTCCACACCCGCAGGTCATCCACCCATGACATATTCCCAGCACCGGCCACAATCTCATTGCCCGCCCGGTATGCCGCCCTGGTAATGTCATTTATCTGCTTCCGGACAGCTCGTTTATATTCCAGCGTATTTTTGGCAACCTGCTTCCGATACTCGGCATCATCGCGTAGCAGCTTCATGGCTTCCTTCCGAATCCGCGCGGGGCTGAATCCCAGACGATGCATTTCCACCGCCTGTAGTTCTGCCGTCCTAGTATACGTAAGGGTCTTTTTAATTCTCCGGGCAATATCCACAATAACTTCACGCTCCAGGAACTGGAAAAGCGGCTGGATTGCTTCAGATATAATTTCGAGTTGCTCATCTGTCAGCATGGTCCCTCCTTAGTCCTCTTCTTCTCCTGTCGGATCCCTCTCTTCCGCCTCCTGCTGTGCTGTCACAAGTGCCGTGGCTTCCTCTTCTGACAGACTGTAGGCTTCCATCAGGTACCATATTGTCAGCTGCGGGATGTCAAAGGACAGCGCGTCATTCCGGCGCCGCTCCAATTCTGACTCCTTGTCCGTAATATAGCTATCGTCAAAGTCCACCAGGATTTCCGCATCCAGATTATACGCCGTCCCGTGGAATGTATTAGAAAACCACATCACAGCCCGGCAGATATCCTGTATGTACCGTCTGGCCTCCTGTCGTTGCCGGTTCAGCTCCTGCATCTGGTCCTGGCGTTCTCCGATATATTCTGTCGCCGTGGTTATCTGACCATCCTCAAAGCTATATTTCTTCGTCCCGTAGCCAAACATGAGGGAAAGTAGAGATAATGCCAATTCGAAACTTTTGGTTATCTCATCGATCCTGATTGCTGGATTGTATTCTTGGATAAGCTCTTTCTGATCTGGCAGTTTTTGCCCCAAAAGGACAAATAGCTTTTTTACCTGTTCATTCGGCGTTATCGGGTCCCCGGAACCATCGAACTGGCAGAGCATCTCATTGATGAGCAGCAGCTTGTCCGCCTTGTCCAAATCACCGAACAGTACATTGTAGCAAAGGTCAATCGCCTTAAGCATCGGAATGGCATTCCAAAGTTTCGGCAACCCGTATCCTTCCATACCATCAAGGTTATTCACCTCTGCATTCCGCATCACCGCAAATGGCTTCACATTCCCCAGGCTGACCGTTGTTTCCTGGTCGTGCAATTCATTTCCCCGATCATCAAAAACGTGCGTCTCTGCCTCATAAAGCCCCTGGTCATTACGGATAAACAATACCAGCGTGGTCTGCATCTTTCCGCCGCGCAGATATGTTCCAGAAAATCCAGCTTCTGTCACGATGTCATTTTTCACTGTCAAAGGAATAAAACAGTCAGCCTCTACATAATTGAGCTGGATATCGCCGCCAGTTGCCTTTCCATTGTTCAGCAATGTAGCGTTGTCCAGACGGATATAGCAGGCCACCGTCCCATCCGCAGATGTCTTTTCCAGCTGCTTCCGATATTGTGTCTGAAATTCTCCTACGTTTAGAATGGTATTAACTGTATCATTCTGCTCCCCCGCGCCGGCGTTAATTTCCAGCACCTCACACAGGTTCGCGTCATCTGAACAGCAACGTTTTGCAAAGTTGAGCCTGTGAAGGCTGTATGCTGTTCCCTGAACCGTCTTCCGGCAGTGGAATTCCGGAATCTCTCGGTTTGCGTACCAGTTATCACATGCTCTTATGTACGTCTGTGCCGTCTCATTTACATCGTACCCCCTCTTTTGCAGAAATGCTTTTACAAAATCCTCCATGAATCCTCCTATCTATCCAAATCTATGAGCTGTACAAAATCCAGCCAGGCATAACAGAACCCGTCCCACCAGTCATTGCAGTTTCCGATGTTCTTATCTTCCGGCTGATCCGGATGATCATCGTCCCACCGCAGACGCCTTATTGCCGCGATCAGCATCAGGCAACGCCGGTTTATCAGGAGCCTTCCCGTATTAAACAGCAAGTCAACTGTCTTTGGTCGCTCTGATATCTCATTTTTCTTGCAGCCTGCAATATTGCGCCACGGTAGTCCCGCCTCCTTGGCCGCGCTCCGCAGACTGTTGATCATTGTGGTGCTGGCGGAATCCGGAAACACCCAATCAACATCCCCGTACTGGTCGATTATCCGGCGGTAAAACTCAATAAACTTATCACAGATATTTTTACTGTCTACCTCTTGCGTGACCGGAAGGTAGTCTTCCTCCAGAACAAACAGATTGTGGTACCCATTGATGTATCCCGTAGCTACGTAAGTAGTCATGGAGCCATTGCCGCCGAAGTCAATACCGATAGTGACTTTATCCAGCCACTTCCTGCGGCCTTCCCGCTGTGCCTGTTTGATACGGACAGCGAACCACTCCTGCAGCTGCGCATCGGTGTATAGGTATGGTTCCGGGTTATCCGCAAAGTACCGGAAGATAATCCCTTCGGCCACGGCTCTGTGCCCCAGGATATCCCGGGAATACCATACGGTCCCTTTACGGTATGTCTTAAGCACGGAGCGAAGTTTGTCATCCGATATGCTGTAATTGTCAGCAATCGTGAAGTGGCCGTAATTGTATCCATAGTCCGGATCCGTCTCCTGCTGTTCCTCGTGGTATTTTAAGATTTCCTCGTAATACCAGTGTTCTTCCTCCTTAGGATTCAAATCGTGGAATACCTTTCGGTCATTGGAAGAAAGGGTACGGTCGAATACCTCTTTCAGGAACTTCGGATGGCACTCGTTGGCCTCAGTTACGTATGCCATGCCATAAGTGTTGCCCTTGATCAGCTTCTCGTCCCCGTCCTTGCCGCCGCCGGATACCAGCACAATCTTTTCTCCTGTTGGAGTCTGGACTCTTACGCAGTCACGGTCTTTATATTTTCCTTCCCGGCAGCGCCCCTCAAAGTAATTCAGGAGGCCATATCCGTCACAGTCCAGAATATTAAGTTTTGCGGTCGCGGTGGATACGCCGGCCACCAGATGTAGTTTGTTCGGATGCCGTTCCAGGAGCATACAAAAGATAAGCGTCTGCAGGACGTTTTTGCCACCGCGCTTACCGCCTTCCGCCACATTAAACCAGCTGTCAAAGCACCGGTATAGGTAATCCTCCTGACGCTGACTAAAAGGCGCAGGCATATTCATTTCACATCACACCTCTTCAAATGTTCCATTAATGCCTGGCAGCGTCCGGTGTGCTTGCAAATAATCGTAGTGTCAAATACAGGAGGCTGATTGACAAAGCCTGACTCATCCACAATTACGCATGGCTTAAACTCATTACAGTTATCACAGTACTTTTCAACTTCTAAACGAATCATAGTTATCCCCCTCTCAGCAATTATTCCGGCAGTGGTATACTCTGTGTTGCGGGAAGAAAACAGTATAACTAATACCACTCCTTACCAACGGTTTTACAATCTTCCATCGTTTCCTGGGTTCTATAAACCTGATTTTCATAAAAATAGGTTTCAGCCGTTCAACTACTCTTTTCACAGCATCTATTACCGCATTTACTACTTTCTTCGCAGTTCTACGAATATTTTCATATGCGCCGGTGAGTTTATATATCATGCACTTATACTCAATTACATTCATACCCAGCACTTCAATAGCCTTCCTGTCTTTTTCCTCAAAACACAAAACCATAACTATTCCCCCTCATAATCTTCTATATTCCGATTAGGCCTGCTATGCTGCAGAACTTCCGCCAGAGTCTGCATGTTCGTGGCAATCTCTTCTTCCGTAGCTTCCCCTGCCTCTGCTTTCTTCCGGTCAAACTCTGCCCGGTACTTGTCATCCGGATGTATCAGGAAGTACTTTGTCAGCCAGTCAATGGCTTTCTGGCGATCCTCTAATTCTATAGACACGCCATCTTTACCCTCTTTTACCTTTTTCACCAGTTGAGTGTCAACGGTGCTGGAATCCTCCAGTAGCACCGATCCCCTATCAAACTTCACAAGGCTTCCGATGTCAGAAAACGCTATCCTCATCTGCAGTTCAACGAAATCCTCTGCTCCAGCGACTATTTGCAATCGCTTAATTTCCTTCAAACGCTGAATTTCAAGCTGAACCTTAATATTCCCTAACAACCTTGAACCTGCGCACATAGCTGATTCATAAGTGCAACCATAAGCCCTTTTATAGCTTTGCGTTGCATTAAAAGTCCGACTGTAATAAATACAGAACATCTGCTGTTCCGGCGTCAGTTCATCGTTCTGCAAAGTCTCCCGTGTCCCATCATCAGCCGGTATACGTGCATCCTTTTTGGTCTGTGTGCACACTTTATCTTTTGTGTGCACACCTTTTTCCCGGGACCAGGAATACCTCTGCTTCCAGGACTTGACAGTATTTATGGTGACACCATACTTGGCAGCAATATCTTTATACTTCATACCCTGTAGATAGTCCTGTTCTGCGTCTATGTAGTTTTCTGCCACCAAATCACCATCCTTTCCCGCCAAAATAAAAGAGCCGACAGGTAGAGGTTATCTCTACTCATCGGCTCTTGGCTCTGAATAAAGTATAACACATAGTTATGATATTTGCAATTAGTATGCACACACATTATGCCACATCCATGTACTGCAATACCGCTCTGTGTACCCTCTGCTGGCTCTTTGCAATGTATCTCTTGGTTGTGGTCGGGCTTGCATGTCCCATAAGCTCCTGAAGGGTTTCCAGCGGACATCCCTTATCCGTCATCCTGGTTGCGAACGTCCTGCGGAATACATGGACAGTGAGGGATTTATCCAAGCCTGCCCTGACACCAATACCCTTTGTTATATTTTCCAGGGCATCCCTGCATAACCGTTTTGGAAATCCGTGATACAGCCGGGTCGTTACGAATAAAGCCGGGTTATTATCCTTGCGGGTATTCAGATAGGCCATTAAATGCAGTTTCGCCCTGGCATCCAGCACCACAGTACGAATTTTATCGGACTTCTCTCCCCGGAAGGTTACTGTTCCCGTGTTGAAATCAATATCGTTTATATTCATGGCGGACACTTCACCCACACGGACACCCGTAGAAAATAAGAAGTCTATCAAAGCTTCTTCTCGCACGTCTTTTTTCACATCGCGAACAGCTACCTCTTCATTCAACGTCAGGTGGATATTCTCCGTCTCGATATTTTTTATCCCTTTTAAGCTCCGTGTTGGGTTTATAGAGATATACCCTTCATCATGAAGAAATGTGAAGAAAGAAGATAAATTATGTTTGGTATTTACCAGCGTATTCCTCTTTACTTTCTGGGAACGTACGGCCATGTAATACTTCAAATCCTCTTTTGTTATGTCCCGGTAATTTTTATTAGTAAACTCAAACAATTGCCGTGCAGAAAGCATATACTGCTCAAGCGTATTATCCTTACATCCCTCAAGTTTCTTATTGGCATAGAAAACCTTAACCATATATTCATTATCATCATTCCAGGTGGAAAGCTGGGTACACTCTTCTTCAATCCGCAGACCGTGTAACTTTTCCCGTAAAACATTGTCCAGTGCCTGTAGCTGAACTGTATTCAGAATGACAGACATTGCAGTAACAATACTCTGTATAACGATTTCTTTGTTGGTCAGATTTGTAGTATTTTCCATATTCTTACCTATTCCCTTCCTGCTGGGAATATGGTATAATAATCCCAGCAACACAGCGGTGCATTGTTCTCTTGGCGGGGGATATGCACCGTATTTTCATGTCCGAATGCAAGTTCGGAACATATGTTCTTTCAATGTTATTTTTTTGGCAGCCCCGGAGAGCTGCCTTTTTCATTTATTCAGTTTTGAATCCAATAGATACTATCCCGGAACACATCCGGCTCTGGCGGCCGGCCACACCCGGTAAAGAGCATAGCCGCCACCAGAAAGATTATAATGTATCGCATTCTTCGTCCTCTTCATCATCGTGCGAATTACCGTAGATTTCAAAATAATCTACTCCCGTTTCGCCGGTATCGTCAAATTTCTGGCCTACCGGCAACTCATACTTTACACGGCGGGCATACTCCAGGATGATATCTCCGCTTTCTTCTGTGTCGCTGGTGAATTCTACTACTAAATCTTCCGGAACTCCTTTCAACGATGCCTTTAATTCTCCAACCGTTAATTTCTTTTGCATGTCCTCTTCTCCTTTTGTCATAAATTATTTACAGGAATTCGACATTTTTTTATTATCTGTACAAACTGTTGCACCGTCCATAAATCCCATCCGGCAATCCATTTTATTAGTTTGTTTTCATCTTCCGTAAGAGCTATTCCTTTTAACGCTTTTTTTAATATTATTAAATACTCTTCTGACATAATTTTCCTCCTTCAATCCTTATTTTGTGGATTAAATGGTTCCGGGCAATAATATGGTTGCCATGCGACAACCACTTCCTTCCACGCATCTTCATGGGGCCATTCAGGACGCCAAAACATTTTTTCTGTGGTTATGTTGCCATCCAAATGTCTCATTGCAACCCAGTAATCTCCTGTCTTTTCCGGAAGCCGCTTCTCTACAGGAATCCAGCCGGAACATCCGCATTTTTCTGCGAACAGTCGATCAATCTCTCTAATCTCTTCCGGCGTCAGGCCGGTATCCTCATATTTTTTGAGCGCCCAGTATATGGTCATGGCCTCTTCTCTGACCGCCATTACATCGACGACCGGTCTTCTCATCCCGCCCTCTATGGGCACATCAGGTATTGTTAATCTATCCATCTCGTTCCTCCATCAAACCCTCAATTTTCAGTTTTGCAAACTTTCAGCTACTTCAATGGCAATGGTTTCGCTGATAGTTTTTATAAGGCTGTCTTTATCCACATTACCGATAACCGTCTGTATAGCCTCATCAGTAACCTTTTCTCTTACCACCTTATCCACGGCACCTCTCATGTACCGTTCCCAATCCCATTCCCGCATTAAAGTGTTAATCCTATCTCCCATGCGTTTCTTAATCTGGTTGACTGCCCATTCTTGCAGTTCTTCTTCGTTAATTTCTATAACCACGTTCGCTTACTCCTTTCCACAGAAGATTTTCATTTAATCACTTTCTGGAAGAAACTTAACTCCCGTTACTCGCTCCAAAAATATCCGCCCATCATCAGACACATGATACCAATTCTCGCGGCTCTTTGTGGCAAATCCGATAGATACAAGCTGCTCCCAATCCTCAACATCACATTCACCGGTATAAAAATAGTTTCGATACGGCTCATATCTCCTGTGTTTTGTGCCACGTACCTTTCTCCGGTCAAATCCCAGGGCGTGTTTCATATCATCTATCTGCTTATATGTAATTTTTTCATAAATTGCAATGTTTACCATTTGTTCCTCCTTCAATTTTTCATTTATCCCTTTAAAAATTTTTTCAAAAAATCATCCAGTCCGTTATTCCTATAGCTTTCACAGGTATCAAACATTCCTACCCGTTTCTTGTTTTTTAGGCACGCACCTTTTTTTTCTGGCAGTCCCAATGTACTATAATGCTTGCAAAATCTGCATTCTCTTGCGTTCACCATCTACTCCTTAATCCTCATTTAGCGGAAACATAATTCTGCAAGATAGATTCTGTTACGATTTTCATCGCTGTTCTCTTATCAATCTTTTTTTCTATTGCCACCTTTTCAGCAGTTGCATGACATACAACTGTAGCTAACACCATAGCATCTAAGGCATTGCATTTTCCAATAACCCTTGCTTTTTTCTTCTGTTGAAAACAAATCATAAAACTCATTTTTTATTTCTGCCTCCTTCGTTGAATTTTCCCCATTTTTTCGATACAATAAAATAAAATACTTATGAAAGGTCGTGATTTATATGTCAAATGGTCTTGAGCAACTTATTTCTGGTATTGGTAAAGCAATAAAAACCGTTCCTGAATTCTACGAAGATGCTTTACAACCCACTGTCAAGGAAACTGGTAAATTTGTATCCCGAATACCCCGTGCAATAAATGCCGCATTTTCAGGTCTTGATAAGTGGATTCTAATTAAAGAATACAGTGTAGATGAAACAAAAAAATTGCTTGCCAAAAAACTTAAAAACGTTGATCCAGATAAAATTGTAGTTCCAGAGGCTTATGTAGCCGTTCCTGCTATCCAAGCAATTTCTTATGCTATGAACAGTAAGGAACTTAGGAATTTATACGCAAACCTCCTTGCAAAGTCCATGAATGTTGATACAAAAAATACTGTGCATCCTGCTTTCGTAGAAACCATTAAGCAACTTTCTCCTGAAGATGCCATATTTTTCAAGCATATTTGTCCCTTACCGGCTAGGCCTATAGTAGATGTAATGTTAGATCTTCCATCAGCCCTTACTATCACTATTGCCGAAAACGCCAACCTTTTCGGGAAAAAATATGTTAATAATTTTCCGCTTGCATTAGATAATTTATGTCGCTTAGGACTTGTAAATATACCTGAAGGCATGTGGTATGGAGATGGCTCTCTTTATACTAATTTGATGGACGTCTTAAAAAAAGAATATACTTTAGAAAAGTACAAGCACATCAATCCAAGCTCTACCGGTATTTGCTTTACTAAAAAAAGAATTGATATAACACCGTATGGACAAAATTTTTACAACATTTGTGTCAAGTAAGCTTTCCCATCCTCGATAGAGGATGGGGTGTTCCTTTAAAGTTCAATTTAATCAGGCAAACCGCAATTGCGATCCGCTGTAATCTATCCTCATATTATCCACGCGATCCCCTATACGGAGATAAGGACAATTTGCACTTACTAATTCCCGTGCCATGACCGGTACTACACTGTTACCAATACGGGCCACCTGCTCCGCAATAGGGTACGGTTTTCCTTCAATATCCCGGTTAATGATATAATCTGGCGGGAATCCCTGCATTAATTTCAGTTCTTCCGGTTTCAGCATCCGAAGAAAAATGTCACACAGGATATATTTTTCTCCATTTATTTCTGTAATCACATTGACCAGTCCGAACCGGTCTTTCGTAGTTATCGTTCCCAGCGGCTTATTCATATCCTGCCCGCATCCTGTTCCATAATATTTTATCAAGAATGCAGATATCAGGCCGAAATGCCCCGGTGATGTGGTTATGGTATGCAGTGGTTCGCTACATTCCTGCCCGACTCCGGTTTTATAAAATTTGGTGATAAATGCCGTCACCAGACCGTACCGGTTGCTGGTATCTATCGTCTTAATCGGCTCCGTAAGCAACTGTCCCCTGGAGTCTCCTGCCTTTGTCTCTCCGTGATACTGGATAAGGAACGCCACTGCCTCCTGTTTCTGAACAATGTACGGATGCGGATTGTTTACCACATATTTTATATATCCGTTTGCGATTCGCGCCATTGTAGCATCTGCCAGCGGCTTCTTACGGTCAAAAATTGATTTCCCTAAGTCCGACCAGTCTATGTAATCGCCGCACTCCAACCACTTATTTCCAGCAACGCCGTCCCTGCTATGTGTTGGCACCGGCCATATAATCGGCCTGTGATCCCGGCGGAATATCGCATACCATCTTCTGCGCGTTGTCGGTGCTCCATAGTCTGCCGCTACAAGTTCCCGGCTGCTGAATGCATATCCCAGCGAACGCATTGCACCTATGAATCTCTGATAATCCTCTCCAGCTCTCTCTCTAATCGGATATCCCGCCTCATCCAACGGCCCCCATTGCTGTATTTCTTCTACATTTTCCATTATGATAACGTCTGGAAGGATACTCTTTGCGTGCTTATATACAGCCCACGGGAGGATTCTCAGCCCTTTTTTCCGTGGCTGTCCCCCTTTCGCCTTGCTGTGGCTGGTACAGTCTGGGCTTGCCCACATCAGCGCCACATGACAGCCGGCTACGTATTTCTGCAGGTCAACCTTAAAGATATCCTCTGTCAGATGCAATGTGTCCGGATGATTTACCGTGTGCATCCGGATTGCCTGCGGATCATGGTTTATCGCAATATCAACCTGCCGTCCCAGTGCCATTTCAATTCCAACACTTGCCCCGCCTCCTCCTGCAAAGCAATCAATAATCAAATCTCTCATTTTTCCGAAAGGAGCCGGGATATCCCGTTACGGTGCGCACCGCTCCGGCCTCCTTTCTTGTTCAATTTACCGCACTATCCGGTATAATCTTCAAAGCGTTCACATGCCGCAAAAGCAAACCTTGAATTTACCCAGCGCTGTAGCCGTTTTAGCTTATGCCGCCGCGGAAGCTTGTCTTTGTTGTAAATCATTACATACGGACTGTACCCAATATCTCGCAGGATATAAATCCTTTCCAAGTCTTGATCCAGTGTTGTATTAAATCCAGTCAGTACATAAACGCCCATCTTTCTGTAATCCCATCCTGAAACCTCTTTGAACTGTTTGAGTTTAGGAAGGATAATATTTTTATCCTCGTAACGGTCCCAGGCAAAATGAATCTGTTTTATTTTCATCCGCTTAATGTATTCAGCTTTTTCTGCTGTCATAATTCTGATATCGCATCCTTGTGAAAAGTCAATCCATGATCCACTATCAATAAGCTGCTGGCTTAAATTTTTCCAATCAGTACAGGCAAACATATTCGGATCGAGAAGAACTATATTCTTTTGCCTGTCCCAAAACTCATATAAATCTGCCACTTTTTTGCTACAGCGGCCTTCTTTGTCTGCGACAATACAGAACTCGCAACCGCGTGGACATCCTCGCGTCAGAAACCCATAGGCCGTATCTTTGCATATGTCAGGGTAAAGGCTGTAATCTGGATAGATATGCTCTATCTCCTTCGGCAGCTCTGGACCGCCGTCTGGGTAAAAATACCCGGTTCCCCCCTTTATTATTTCACCAGCATTTACCGGATGGAGATAATCTGGTGTAAAAGTAAATACCTTGCTCATATACACCCTGTCTGGCGGATGCTGCCACGCTGTCAACGGATCGTACCATTCCACCATATCTCCTTTTTTCCTATGCCAGGCAGAAAGCTTCATGAGGGGAAGGGAAGGAAAGTTATGCCCGTCAACATCAATAAGTCCTATTTTCATTTTCCCTGAAAGGAGCCAGGATATCCTTTACGCTGGCCAGTGGCTCCGGCCTCCTTTCTTTCTCTTATTTAATTCGTTAAAGGGTTATTTAATTGGATATCAATGTTCTCGCATTTACACCATTTACTTCTATCCGCTCATTTACAGCAACTACAATACAGGCTTTACCGTCAATAATTTTTGTCTTTATCAAATCTGTACGTTCTGGGTCTACATTAATCTCCACATCCGGCGCCTCAATATTGAATTTTTTGCCGCCTGCAATGTTTGTGGCAAGAAGGGACGCTTTTTCCCCGGCAGCCGCTTCAAAGGTCTGATCAAAGGTTTCCAGCTTTTCTTCAGGAACTCCACTCAGTTCAAACAGACGTTTCACATCCGGCTTGGTCAATACCAGAGGATCCGGGGAATCCTTTGTCTCTTCCACCATTTCCGTCAGATGGTCATGGATATTCTTCACCATCTCATAGTCGCAATTCTCTCCCAGCGTGTCCTCAATCAGGCTGTTAAAAGCTTCCTTCTGGCTGTCTGCAGAGAGGGGAAGGATGCAGCCGAACATGGTCTCTATGAATTCTAGCTGTAATTCCTCCGCCTTTTTGGAGAAATAAAGCATGGAATGGATATCGGTATTCCTGTCATTGAAAGCCGGGAAGAGGAAGCCTTTTACCGGAGGATCCACTACCCAGTCACGGATCCGGTTTTCAATTGTGTTGGTTTCCGCATTGTAAAAAAGGCCGGGCTTTGACAGCTTGACGGGGCAAAGGCTGCAAAGCAGGTATTCGTAAACGTCCTCGGAGGCGTCGAACATTTCCGAACCGTCCAGAGACTTGCCGGGAATATCGTAAGCCACATGTATGAGGATTATGTAATAATTTTCCGGGAAATAATAGTTCTCGATGATTTTCCCGTAAAATTCCTCAAGAAGCGTGTCATCCTGTAGCTTGCTATCACGCAGCTTCAGCAGGAATTCCTGGGGACCACCCGGATTTTCCGAGTCCAGTGGAAACTCCAGATTGAGCAGGTTCTTCCCCAGGGTCCCGGAAAGGGTCTGCTTGAAAAGATTAAAATATTTGAAGGTTTCTTCTTCCGGAAGGGAAAGAAAAGCTTCCTTCAGCTGCGTTTTGATGTTTTTTTCCCCATCTACGTAACAGCCGCAGATGCGGGTTATGGAACACCTATCGTGTGTATACTGCTTCCTGATTTCAAGGACTTCTTTTTTATTCATTTGCTTTCTCCTTTGCCTTTTCTTCAAAAACTTCTATCATAGCTCTGCAGGCATCATCGTATCCTCTGTCATAGTCACACGAAGCATCACAACCGCCCACACCTATGATAATTTCCTCTATCTCTTCAAGGTTAAATAAAATAGATGAATTACGCATGTGCTTTCCTCCTGTGGAAGGGGCGGACAGCTTTATCCCACTCCTCCTTAAGTAATTTCTTCACTCCTACCGAATCACGGATTGCCTCTACTGTGGAATCCCATTCCTCAGCCCATCCTCTCGGAGTATTCGTCCGCTGTTTCTGATTTTCCCCATTTGGGTTAATTCTCATATCTTTCATCATGGCCTCCTTATTTATTTGCTAGCAGATCCTTTTCCAAAGACTCATAATCATAATCGCTGTGCATGAACTGGTTATATTTATCAATGGCCCTATTACCGGTTTTAGGACTTGGCTTTTGGTCATTACGTGCCCAATTCCTTACTGCAGCCTTCCAGTCCTTCATTCTGTTCTTACCGACCATCCATCCCTTAGATTCGTAAAAGTTCACAAAGCATTCCGCATCTACCTTGTAACCACCCTCCTGGCAATATTCCCTTACATTCTCCACTGAAGGCGGCTGAAATGATTTTTCTTTAGACACTTTAGTGTCTTTCTTTTTAATATCATTTACATTATCATTATCATTTTCATTATCAGGTAGATTTGTTACGGCTTGATAGCATGTGCTATCATTTGCTAGACTTGCTACTTCTTGCTTGGCATTGCTTGCCTTTTGCTTCCCTCCTGCACTACCGGCAGCCCGCCTTTTCTCAACCACTTCCTGGTACTTTTTCATATCCCTGTCAATCTGGGCTGAGATAAAGGCAAAGGCCATCTGTGGCCCCGCTGGAAGGTCAGGAGGCTGTCCAGTCTCCACATAGTCCATAACGGCCCGGATAAGCTGTCCCAGCTCTGCATCGGTAAGAAGGTCAAACTGCCTGCGGTAGTCGGTGTACAATACAAAGCTGTTCTTCTTCTCCATATCAGCCACCACTATCTATCAGGTCGAAAAAATTCGTCTGTCCTGACTCTGTGTCCTGAAATTCAATCTCACACTGTCGAAGGAACCGTAATACAGGTTTCCGGGATTTCTTAAGGCTCCGTTCCCGGCTCTCCTCCTGCCTGCAGTATCGTTTCGCATTCAGGTATTCTTTCTTCGTAGGCCTGTAATACCCTTTGCTGTCAGAGTTATTCAGGATAACATATTTCTCCCGTGCCTTATGTATCAGCTTACGCATCTCACGATCCGGATCCCTGGAATCAGCATCAACAAGACCATTTTCTATACACCGCCGAACAAGCCACTTGCGCTTTACAGCGTTTTCCTCCCCATAGGGGATTAATTCTATTATTTCCATATATGCCCTCCTTTGCGGGGGTGTGGGCGGCCACTGCGACCGCCCTGAGCCATCAGATAGGAGGCTGGCTCTCGTGATATATATTTCCCCCATGAGCAAATAGATTCTTTCGGCTTGCGCCCGGTGTCTCAACCGTATTTCTTATATGTAACGCTTTCCCGGCTCCATCCCGGGTAAAGCTGCTGCATATACTCTTCAAGCATGGATACCATTTCTTTTCCAAGTCCCTTATTACCGTTATCCATTAAATTGTGATGATACCTACATCCCAGGACTCCGTTTTCTTCCACTCCCAGGCCCATATGGCTTCTGGGCACAATATGCATGATGTCCTTCGGTCCAAGGTCTCCCGGAAGTGACCATTCCATGTGATACCACTGGCGGCAGAAGAAGCAATCACCATCCCTATTTCGGATTTTCTGCCGTACCTGCGGACTAAACTCAAGGCGTCGTGTTATGCTTTTTGGCATAGGCTTCCATCATCCTTTCAATTTGTTCTGGCGGCAGCGTTTCTATATCCATATTTTTACATTCGTACACCAGACCATCAATCAGGCGGGACATCTCCCGCGTATTATACTGGCTGGAGCCTTTAATCCTGAAAAACTTGCAGTACCGTATCCCCTCATACTCAATAACTACTCCCGCTGGTTTATAATGCTCATGCTTATACCGCTGATAATCTTCCGTCTCCGGCAGGAAATGTACAATTGAATTTCCTGCCTCATCTTCTGCCAGTGTCCCATAGCTTTCCAGAAGCATGTTGTGTAATTCTTCATTACTGGAATTTAATACACGTGCCAGTTCCCCTAACAGCTTCCAATAATAGGCATTTGCATCAAGGCTACGTTTTCCTGAATACTTTTTCATGGTAATATCCAGCTTCCCGTTCTCACGCAGGCGCACCAACTGAGGTATAGAAATTCCGTTGACTTCCAGGATGATCCGGGGGTAGTTATTTACTGCTCTCCCGATTTCAGCTATTACTCCCGTACATTCCATCAGCCAACCGCCTTCCCGGCATCTGGCAGTGTTTTCATTTTTTTGATACAGTCCTTAATTTGTAAAATACTCAGCTTGTCAACTTCGTCTGCTTTGTATTTCTTTAAAACTGCCCTGGGACCATACCCTGTACGCTGCAGCTCTGCCTTTAACTGTTCCAATAGTTCCCGCCGCTGTCGTACTTCCGGCGTATCTTCTGCCGGCGGCTGCGTGACTTCCTGCGCTTGTGGTTTCTCATATTTCGATGTATCCGAGTTCCAATAAACGTCGGCGCCGATACCCAACTGCTTACAAGCCACAGAAATCGCGTCCGTGGTTGCCATCTTATAACATTCATCAGATACATATATGCCTGCCTTCTCCTTTGACGCCAGCATACTGCCACCAGTGCCATGAATCGGCATCGACCATCCACTATCCACCTTAATATACAGTTCAATATCCACAAAAACTGCGGCTTCGTCCCCAACTACTTCCTTTTTTTCATCGGTTTTCTTATAATACCAACCGACACCAATGGGACCAAACAACTCCGTAAGCATCTTTATCCGCCACATGGGGTTAATATCAGTCTTGCCGTTAAGACGTCCGCCTCTTATTTCACTCTTGGCAGTATCCGGAACGCAACGGCACTGTTCATAAATCCAGAGGTTTTCCATCAGATCATCTCCCATTCAATACCCACACTGTCCATATACATTTCAAATTTCCTTTTTCCATCTTCCGAAAGAGAAACCCGGTACTCATACAGGTTTGCTTCTTCATCCTGATCAGGAATGAGGCCATCAATGACTTCCTGCGCAGCTACTGTTTTCGCCTGCTCCACGGCAGCAATGCGTTCTTCCTCTGCCCGGCGACGTTCCGCTTCAAGTGCTTCTTCCGCCCTCCGGCGTTCTTCCTCGACCGCCGCACGCGCCTTCTGTTCAGCTTCAAGTTTTTCCCGTTCTTCCCGCCGGACACGTGCTTCTTCCTCCTTGCGGTGCATCTCTTCTTCCCTGGCAATAATGTCACGCTTTTGCTGCTCAAATTGATTGATATAAGTAATCGCTTCGGCAAGGTCTAAATTGTTTTTGTATACTTCAATTGCCTTATCCTCAGATTCAGAATTCATCATTCGGATAGTTGTAACTGCCTGATTTACAGCAGCAGCGGCTGAAACAATATCTTTGCGGATGTCTCTTTCTTTGTATGTGGCATTTTCCCACTTAGGGTTATAGATACGTTCAAACGAGATGTAGTTATCAACATCTGTTCCGCCCGTTACTTCCAGATAAATCTGGCTGATCTGCTTTCTCTTTTCATTTATCCGTTTTTCTTCCATCTCCTTAACCTGCCCATTAATCGAATTGACAGGTTCATCATATTTGGCAATAAGCACTTTGGCCCTGGCCTCAAAAGAATCCCACGGAGCCATGTATTTTTTCTTTTCTTCTTTCAGGTTCTCCGCAAATTTCTTTTGCTCTGAACGGAGACCTGCGACTATCTTTTTCGCAAGGGCTTTGCTTTCCTCCGTAAAAACCGCACCATCAAATTCATGCATACGTTCATTAAGTGCCGCTTCCACCTGCTCAAAGTTACATGTTATCTTCCCCGCCTGCTGGCTGATCACTGCCTGTATATTTTCCATCGTCTCTAACTCCTTCCGTTTCTTCCCATGCGGCACGCTTCCGGCGGCGCATGGATATTTCTCTCTTTAATTTAGATTCATAATCCGGCCAATCTTCATCAACCGGAAGAATATCAATAATTTGCTCCGGCATCTCTGTTCCCTTTCGCCGTAATGTGTGCTATAATTTATGTGAATTGTTTTTTATGTGCTCCGTGTCCTGTCCCCACAGGCCGGAGCGTTTTTATGCCGCTCATATTTCCTTCACGGGATAACAGCGGCCATCATTGATCAGCCAAGTTATTCCCTGCTGTTCGTACAGCTCTAGGGCTTCTTACAGCGTTATTTCCTGCATCTGCTTGTCCTCCTATTTCTTCCGCGGCCATGCTATCGCAATGATTAATACAACTACCTCTGTTGTAATCGTCGCTATCACTCCACACCAAAACTCAGGTATGTACATCTTTTTACCCTCCTTCCTTTGGGTTCCTTCCAAATATTTGCAAAATTTCCGCATCCGTGAAATGCAGGATATCATCTATACGCCAGAGTTCACCCAGATTAAACATTTCCGGCATCCTCTTTTTTTGGCCTAAGGTATTTACATTGATCGCACTTTTAAGGTCTGCATTTTTGAGTGCTTTTCTCTTTATTCCCACGTTTATAATGCATCGTACTGTCTTTTTACGTTCTCCGTATTTTCCCAACTCAGATGTCTTTGGCATGTTATTCACCACCTCTCTTTTATTTCTTGATATTTTTTTCCTTCCTCCTTATAAATGAAAATTGAGTTTAGCGGACACAGGCTCTTATAGAAACTAAGGCTGCAAGAGCCTGTACCATTCCTGACCGTTCTCCTGGCATAAAATTGTCTTCCTCAATCATTTTGCAAAGTTTCAGGATTGACTTATCAATAGAGCAAAGGATATTGGGACTATCCACCTGTCCCTTTTCTGTTTGTGTCAAATCCTTCTCTGGCTCAAACTTAAAAGCCCTCATATTCATGTCGATATGAAGAAGCGGATCATCTCCACCCTCTGCTTTGAATTCAACCTTTGAGATTCCGTCTCCCATGTGTCTCCCGCCCAACCATAATTCTGAGCTGTGTCCTGTTGATTCGATACGCAGTTTCGGGATACTGTCGCATTCCTTATCTATATACTTAGGTTTATTCATTTTCTCTCTTTCTTTCCAATTACAATAATTTACTATTGATCCGTTCGAACATGTGTTCTATAATCTTATTTAGGGATTTTGTAATTTCTCAAATCAGTAGGTGACATTTCAATAGCTTCGCATATTTCAAATAATTCGTTTGCTTCCAGCTTTCTTCCCTTACTTAATATTTGAGATAATTTAACTGGTGAGATGTTTGCTTTACGCGCAATAACCGCTTGAATAAAACCTTTTTCATCTATTACTGCTTTGAGATTGTCTCTTATATCAGTTTTCAAATTCTTCACCTCCTTTTAAACTCATTTTTTGAGTGCACTCTTATATTAGCACTCAATATTTTAGTTGTCAATATAAGAATACTAAATTTTTGAGTTTTTATATTGATTTTCACAATTACCTATGATAATATTTAATTAATTCAGATGGAGGTAGAATATGACAAAAGCAGAGATAGGCACAATCCTAAAAGAATTAAGAATAAAATCAGGTAAGACGCAAAAAGAAGTTGCTGAAATTCTTGGTAGAAAGCAACAAATAATTGGACATTGGGAAACTGGTTATTCACAGCCCGACGCAAATACATTATTTACTCTCTGTGACATTTATGGTACCACTGTCGATGATGCTTTCGGATTCAATAAAAAGACTGATACATTGTCATCCGATGATTTTATTTTACTAAAAAAATATCATTCTCTTGATGATCATGGTAAAAAGATGGTTGATTTTACTTTAACCGAAGAGTTTAATCGCTGTGAAATTGCAAAGGATACGATAGATGATGACAATATAGTACCTTATCCCGAATATCCCACTGTAACTAAGAAGGATATCAAATCTTTTGTCGCCAGGAATAAAAAGAAAGATTTAACTGAAAAAGATATTGCAGACTTAATTTACACGCTATTTCCTAATGGAGATTAATAATGTTAAATGAAGAAATTATGTACCAACGCATATATGAGATTTATAAAAAATGTAATATCGATTCTATGCCGGTAGATTGCTTCAAAATATTAGATACTTATAATGTAAAACATAGGCCCTATTCCTCAGCTTTTGAGAAGCAGAAATGCCACTATGCTACAGACGATGCTTTCACTCTTAAAAAGACTATTTTTTATAACGATACTGTTTTTGAACGGCGTACAACGTTTAATTTAATGCATGAATTTGGACATTTTATAATGGATATTCCAGATGGTACCCAAGAGGACGAAGATAATGCAGATTATTTTGCAAGTTGCATCTTAGCGCCACGTATCTTAATACATTATCTTACAGGAAAAAAAACATCTGAAGAAATACATGACATTTTTGGCTTGTCTTATGTAGCTTCCAATCGAGCAATTATGGATTATCGACGTTGGCTATACAATATTCATACAAAACGTTCCAGAAAGCCAAATAAATATGAACTGAAGCTGAAGGAACTATTTGAAGAAAATACCTTGTCTATGCCACTGGGGTTTTGCTCCCAAAAAGGGAAAAAGAATATCGTACACAGAAACTATCTTTTAGAACATGCTGATTTTCTGGCAGACGAATACAAAAGAATTTATTCTTAGGGGGAGGGGAATATATGCCACTTATTAACTGTCCCAGATGTGGAAGACAGATATCAAATAGAGCAGTTCAATGTCCGGAATGTGGATTGCAATTTCCTCCAAATACAGGTGCCTTTTCCAAAGACGCCCTAATGCATAATGTAATACCCACCTGTCCGGATTGTGGTTCTCCTGATATTGTCTATTCCACAAAAAAAGAACCGGTACCGCTAGATATTGGTACCGTTATTGTATATATATTGTTGGCTTTGACGTGTTGTGGTTTACTCGTTGTCATTCCAATTTTGTTATCCCCAAAAGAACGAACTGTCACTTATGCAACTTGTCGCAATTGTGGATACCGCTGGAATATACTGGAGCATAATATTGTTTCTCATGACAGAAATGTACAGAGCAAGCAAAAACAAAAAGATGGGGTGTTGATCGGCGTACTCAGTATTACTATCTCTTTAATTGTAATTCTTGTATGTATACTAATATACGTTAATAAATAAAAAAAACCGCCCCAGTGCTACCAACACCAGAGCGGAATTAATTGAATACTGTACAGACCGGAGCCGGTAAAGCATTCCTCGCAAGATTATTTTACCACGACCTCCGGCACCTGTACAGGTGTTATTTTTTTTACGCAAAAATAAGGAGGTACAGCAATTATGGCAAAAGCAAAAAGATTGCCGTCAGGTTCCTGGCGCTGCCAGGCCTACGATTACACAGATTCTAACGGTAAAAGGCACTATGAATCTTTTACAGCAGATTCGAAAAAGGACGCTGAATTCATGGCGGCTCAATTTGCTATGGAGAAAGAACAGCGCCGGCACATGTCCTCAAACTCTCTGCGGAATGCAATCGACGTGTACATCGAAACATCTGATGCGATTCTGTCGCCAACAACAATCCAAGGATATCGGAAAATTCAGAACAATGCCTTCGCAGATATCATGGAACTTCCACTCAAAAAACTGACCCGGCAGAGACTTCAGGACGCAGTCAACCTGGAAGCCAAACGTCCGAACGCCAAACGTAAGGATAAGGTCCCTATCTCCGCCAAAACGGTACACAATGAGTATGGACTGATAACTGCAGTCATCAATAAATATTTACCCTCCCTGGACTGCACAGTGCGCCTTCCTCAGACCGAAACGCATATTAAGGACTTACCCTTGCCTGATGAAATATATAACGCTGTAAAAGGCTCAGAGGTGGAGCTGGCCGTTATGCTTGCCATGTGGTTATCCTTTTCCATGTCTGAGGTCCGTGGGCTTACAAAATCAAAGTCAATCCGGGGAAACTATCTTGTGGTGGAAGAAGTTATTGTGGATGTTGATAACAAGCCCGTGGTCAAGCAGAAGGGAAAAACAAAGACCCGGACCCGGATGCACCGCATGCCGGCTTACATCCAGAAGCTGATATCCCGAACGGATCCACAAGAGGATCGCCTTGTCCCTATGACACGGTCGCAGGTATATTTCCGCTTCACACGCTTAATAGAAAAAGCCGGATTAAAGCCGATGACCTATCATGACCTCAGGCACGTTAATGCCTCTGTCATGGCTCTCCTGCAAGTCCCCGATAAGTATGCCCAGGAGCGCGGAGGGTGGAAAACGGATACCGTCATGAAAAAAGTGTATACCCATACTTTCGGGCAGGAACGGCAGCGGGTGGATAACATGATAGACGATTATTTCCAGGAACAGATAGGGATAGTTGAACCGGATTTACCAGAAGGATATATGTCCTGGCTTCGGGACACTGGCCTCAAGGATACTCAGGAATTAAGAGAAAAATATGCAACATTTATGGAGTCACTTCCTCAATCATGCAACACAAAATGCAACACGCAATAA